AAAATATAAAAAGCATACAACGTTTAGTATATGAGCCGTTTTTTTTATGGCTTATATACATTGTTATATACTGTTATTTTTTGTGCGATGGCAAATATTAATTACCTTTAATAAATAAAACATTTGTGATTATATTCACAAAAAACACACTTAATATTATTTTTGATAATTGTTTTTCACCAATTATAAGTGTTTTTCACCAAAAAAATAGTTAAAATGGAAATATACAAAAATTACGAAATAAACCTTAAACCAAATCTTTGGGGATACTATGAAGGAATTAGTACAATAGATTGTGATGCACTAATAATTTTTGCTTTAACAATTGAAGAAATTAAAATTGAAATTGATCAGCTTTAATGCACAAAATACAAATCAAACCTTTAAGCGTTAACCAAGCATGGCAAGGCAAACGATTTAAAACGCCTTTGTATAAACAATGGAGCGTCCAAACTCTGTTGATGATGCCTAAAAAAATTGATATTCCAGAAGGCAAATTAAAAGTTAAAATAAATTTTGGGTTTTCCAATTCAGGTAGTGACATTGACAATCCAGTTAAACCTTTTTTAGACATGTTCAAATTTAAATATGATATTAACGACAATCGTATTTATAAATTAGAGGTTGAAAAGTTTATAGTTAAAAAGGGGTTTGACTACATAGAGTTTATTATTGATAAATATTAGTAATTTTGCTATGTGAATGTAATAAACGAGATTTGCAAGTTTGATGATTTCTTTCGAGATAGAGCGAAGCAAATAACAAACAACGCAAGTTATGCCGATGACATCGTTCAAGAGATGTACTTACGGCTGATGAATCCAACTTACAAAGTTCAGCTACAAGAGCAATTTGATCGAGGCGTTTTAAAATGGGGCTGCATCCGTATTATGTCGCAGATATTTTTAGGCCATATTAGAGATAATAAAAAGATGGTCTATACAGACGATTTAACGCACGTTTTAGGCTCGGTTAATGATTGCAGCTTTGAGAGGGTGCAGAATTGTTTGAGCCAACTTTATTGGTTTGATCGAGATATATTAACGCTTCATTTAATAGATGGGCAAAGTATCAAAGAAATTGTAAAAAACACAGGTATTCCAAGAAATACGGTTTACAATAGAATAAACATAGCAAAACAAAAATTAAAAAATGTGATATGAAAAAACCGAAAGATTTAAGAACACAGGAAGGCAGAAAATGGAAAGCCGAACAATCAAAAGGTTTAGGCGATACAATCGCAAAAGTAACTAAGGCAACAGGCATTGACAAATTAATAGGTGCGGTTGTTGATGATTGCGGTTGTGATGAGCGAAAGGACAAATTAAATAAATTATTTCCTTACCATAAAAATCTAACAATGACAATCGACCAACAACAAATTTGGATATTGATAAGGTCGCAATTATTTAGCAACATGGTTAGTCAAGAGAACAGGGAAAGATTAAGAATAATGTACAACGCTATTTTTAGCGATAAAAAACAACCGAGTACCTGCGCCCCTTGTATAATTAAGCAACGGGATAAAGTACATCAAGTTTACAAAAATGTGTGCAATGATTAATAATATTTTAATAATGTTATTTGCTATTTGTTCAGCTTTTATAATTGCGTTAATTGATGTGTTTTATATTTCTAATCATAAAATTGACAAGGAATTTAAAGCGTTTAGATTTGGGATGTTTGCAATGTTTGCACTTTTAACCGCTTACACTTATGCGTTTGATTTGGTGATTATACTCAAGTTAATAATGTTCTCTTTTTTTTACTGGTTAGGTTTTAATATTTTTATTAAGCTATTTAAACGATGAAATACAAAATAGAAATTCCAACCTCATTAGATGATATTACACTTGCTCAATTTAAAGAGTATAGTTTAATGATTTCGAGGGAAACCGAAGAAGATTTAACGTTTAAAAAACAAGTGATTAATTTGTTTTGTACAGGTGACACAGAAAAGATTGAGTTTTTTAAGAAGAAGCAAATAGATTCAATATTTGCAGATTTTAATGAAATGCTTGAATCGGAGCGCAATATTTTTGAAAAGATAATTTCTATTGATGGCAAAGAATATGGTTTTATTCCTAACCTAAAAGATTTAAGCATTGGCGAGTTTTCAGATATTGAAACGCTTATGAAAGATGGCGTATTTGAGAACATTGAGAAGGTGTTAGCGGTGCTTTACCGACCCGTAATTAACAAAGTTAAACACTTGTATAACATAGCCGATTACGATGGATTAAACGACAGAGATAAACTTTTTCTCAATAAATTTCCTGTGAAAAACTTTCATGGAACAATGGTTTTTTTTTTGATTATCGCCAAAGAATTATTGATGCATACACACCAATTTTTGAAGGAGAATCAACAGACGGAAAACAAAAGTTTCAAACCTCCACAAGCATAAATTGGGGCTGGTACGAGGCACTATTTACCCTTTCGGGAGGTGACATTACCAAATTTGAAGAAGTATCAAGAATTAATGTTGATACAGCTTTAACCTTTATTTTGTATTTAAAAGATAAGAGCAAGCAAAAGTAGGCTTGTAAGGTGTTATTATAATATGGCAACATTCTTTAATTATGTAACCGATATTCGAGCAATTTGCAGCAGCCACCCACAGGTAGCCGCTAATTATTACGGTGACAACATACAAATTGATTCAGAATCAAAGAACCTTTACCCTGCAATAATTGTAGAGCCTGCACCTGCTAACATCGTTAACGGGGCGATTGATTACGTTATAAATATAGTTTGTGTTGATTTGATGAAGATTGACCGAAGCCATGATTTAGAGATTGATTCAAAAATCATTCAAATATTAACCGATATTATAGGTGATATTAAAATGAACGAGGCTTTTAAAGAGTTTAATATTGATCCAGATATTACATTAAATCCAATTGATCCATCACCCGAATTTAATGATTCACTTTTAGGGTGGTCGGTACAAATTACAGCAACTGCAAAACTTCAAAAAACAGGGTGTGCAAATAGCATTATAAATAACAATACATTAGACGGCATAGGTAGCTGGATAATTGAAGATACATTTATCGTAGAATAATAAAATTATGGCAACAAGAACAACATTAAAAAGTTATTTTGAAACAGGTGACAAACCAACGCAAACACAATTTGAAGCGTTAATAGACGGAGTTCCAAACTTAACAGATTCAAGCGTTACTGATGCTGAATTTGCTCAATTAGATGGTGTTACATCACCTATTCAAACGCAGATAGATGGCAAGCAGGCAACGCTGGTCAATCAAACGAATATTAAATCGGTCAACGGTGAAACTCTTTTGGGTTCTGGTGATTTAACGGTTTCATCTTCAGCAGCTTGGGGAGGTATCACAGGCACTTTATCAAGTCAAACAGATTTACAAGATGAACTAAATTTAAAGGCAGATTTAACAGGGGCAACCTTTACAGGTGACGTTACTGCTCCAGATTTCATAGGTGACTTAAATGGGGCTGTTCGATTTGCTGCAAAAAATGAAAGTGGTGCTACTTTATTAAAGGGTAAAGTTGTAGCAATTATAGGGGTGAGCGGAACAGAAACAACGGTTGATTTAGCCGATGCAGATAACGCATCAGCAAGACCAGCTTTCGGTTTAGTTTATGCAGATGCAAATAATAATGCAGCCGTTGAAGTTGTAACGTTAGGCGAATTAGCAGGCTTAAATACATCAGCATTTAGCGAAGGCGACACACTTTATGTTAGCACAACAGCGGGAGATGTAACAACAACACCACCAACAAGCGAAGCTGCCGACATTCAAAATATTGGTCGAGTAATTAGAAGCCACGCAAGTGCTGGAATCATTAGAGTGGGTGGAGCAGGCAGAGCAAATCAAACGCCTAACTTAAATGATGGTAATGTATTCGTTGGTAACGCAAGTAATCAGTCAGTAGCCAGAGCTTTAGTTATTGCTGATACTACAGGCCTACAAACAGCTTTAGATTTAAAGGCTAACGTTGCTGCACCTACTTTTACAGGCGATATAACTTCTAACACAGTAAATATAATATCAAACTCAACAGCAGCAACTACTCTTTTAATTGGTGATGTTACTCTTGGTGATACTATCACAGAGATGAGGCTTCAGGCATATGGAGCTGACCTTATTAATTTACAAGACCAAGAAGTAACTTTAAAAAGTGACAGTCTTAAAATAACTGGTTCATTATCAACAACTGCTCCAGCAACTTATTTAGGTTTATTATCAAGTACAGGTGTAGTAACAAAAAGAACACCAGCTCAAGTACTTGCTGATATCGGGGCTGCTCCTGCTTCAGGAGGTTCTTACTTACCACTTGCTGGGGGTGCAATGACTGGTGCAATTACAACTAATTCAACATTTGACGGAAGAGATGTAGCTGCTGATGGTGTAACTGCTGACGCTGCACTACCTAAAACAGGCGGAGAAATGACTGGAGCAATTACGGGCAACGTAGCAATTACAGGATTTAGACCATATTTAACGGAAACAGCAGGCAGAAGTTTAACTGTAGAAGATTCTGGCACTTTTATAATTGCTAATCTTGGAACAGCTATTTCATTTGAAATTCCATTAAATTCTAATGAAGCATTTACATTAGGTACTGAAATTGATTTTATTCAAAAAGGCGCTGGCGTTTTAAGGATTACTTCGGTAGCAGATGTTTTCTTAAATGGATTAGACTCAAACACAGTACCGGTGACAGCTCAATGGGGTGGCGTTACAATAAAGAAGATAGCGGAAGACGAATGGATTGCAGTCGGTAAAATTTAAAAAATATGATAGGAACGAGTTTTGGAAATAGTGCAAGTAGTGGAGGCGGTTTACCATTTATGACTGCAACAGGTGGAACTATTACAACGGATGGGGATTTTAAAGTTCATTCTTTTAGTTCATCATCTAATTTTACGGTGACATCTTTAGGTTCAGACCCTACATATGGAGATAAAATTGACTATTTAGCAGTAGCAGGCGGTGGCGGTGGTGGTACATTATTAGGAGCAGGTGGTGGAGCTGGAGGCTTATTGACAGCTACAAGTGCAACCGTATCAGCAACTTCATATACAACGACAGTAGGCGGCGGCGGAGCAGGTGCAACGGTTGCAAGAACACAAGGCGGCGCAGGAAGTAATTCTACCTTTTACGGAGTAACTGCAATCGGCGGTGGCGGAGGTGGTGCTAATGGCGTAGGTCAACAAGATGGCGTAAGCGGCGGTTCAGGCGGCGGAGCAGTATCAGTAGGCATAGCAGGAGAAGGAACAGCAGGGCAAGGTAACGATGGCGGAGTAGGTAGAACAGCATCTCCATATAATCAAGGCGGTGGCGGTGGTGCTGGTGCTGTTGGCGGAGATGGAACAAGTTCACCAAATAAAGCTGGCGATGGCGGAGTAGGTTTACAAAATTCAATTACTGGTACTTCTGTATATTATGCAGGCGGTGGTGGTGGCTCTGCTTATGTAACAGATAATGGAGCTGTTGGAGCAGGCGGCGAAGGCGGCGGCGGAGATGGTGGAATAGTAGCAGGCAGCAACGCAGATGCTAACACAGGCGGCGGCGGCGGTGGCGGTGAAAGGGCTGTGGGTTACCAACCAGCAGGAGGTAATGGCGGTTCTGGTATTATAATCGTAAGATATAAATTTCAATAGTATGGCACACTTCGCAGAAATAGATGAATACAATATAGTTACAAGGGTTCTTGTATTTAATGATAATTATACAGATTCAGATTGCACAGCTTTATTAGGTGGCAATTGGATTCAAACGAGTTATAATAATAATATAAGAAAGAATTTTGCTGGTAAAGGATATACATACGATTTTAATTTAGATGCATTTATTGCTCCTAAACCTTACAATAGTTGGATTTTAAATACTGAAAATTGCAAATGGGAATCTCCGATTGAAAAGCCTGAAGGTGATTACATTTGGAATGAAGAAAATTTAAGTTGGGAAGAACAATAAATATAAAAAATGAGTTTTCTACAATCTAAAAAAGTAGTTGATGAGTTCAATAAATTTAACGATGCTATTGTAGCACAGGCACGTTTGAATTTATCGAAAGGTGTTAACGCATCAGGCGCACTTTCAAAGTCGTTATCTTCATCATATGAGCCTAAAAAGAATAGTTTTAGGTTAACTTTTTCAATGGAGGATTATGGGCAGTTTATTGATGAAGGGGTTAAAGGCTCAAAGAGTTCAGCAAAAGCACCAAACAGCCCATTTAAATATACTAATAAAATGCCACCATCGGGAGCATTGGACAGATGGGCAGCAAGAAAAGTATCAAGCGCAAGAAATACAAAAGGTCAATTTGTTAGTCGCAAATCTTTAGTTTATGCGATTAGAAAAAGTATATTTTTATACGGAATAAAAGCAACACATTTTTTTACCGATGCTTTTGAGGCAAAAATGAAAGATTTTGATAAAACAATGTTTAAAATAATAGGTTTTGAGGTTGATGAATTATTAACCTTTGCAAAAAAAAATAACTAAATGGCAACAACAATAAACGAGGCTTCAGGAGTAGCAGATTTTGATAAGATAACAGCTTTGCAAGAGCCTTTAGTTGGTGTATTACTTGCCAGCCCAATACCCTTATATAAATTTAGATACATATTGCAAATTTATGTAAACAATGCGGCACAGGCTAAAATAAAACAGCAAAAAAATCAATTGTCTAGGGCAATAATTGATGCAGGCAGAATAATACGATCTTTTGAATTACCTAAATATGAGCAAAGTGCAGGCAATCCAATACACAACGCAAATGTTGCGGTGCAAGGTACGGGAATAGTTAAGTATATTCAATTAAAAGCAGGTCAAGAATCAGCAACATCAGCGACATCTAACCCTACTCAATCGCTTGCTGATGATACACAAACATTTTATTGCTTAATGGGCAAATGGCAGTTTAAAGATGGTGTAAAACCCGATTTAACGCCATACATTTACCAAGATAACGCAGACAAAATAAAGTATTTAACATCCGCACCGCTAACGGTCAAAGCAAGGTTAGAAGATTATGGGATGATTGCATTTATGAATGCAAATTTAGAATCACCTGCATCTCCAATTGATACATTAACCTATGAAATTACTTTTTTTGATTCGTCAGGCGTTCAAATTGGTTTGATAATTTCTAAGGAATTTCAAGCAAATTTATTTGGTGGGGCGGCAGTAACTACATTAGCTTACAATAAAGAGCAAGAAGTTGCTTATTATCTACCTTTTGCACCTGCTAACATTGAAGCCATTACAGGCGTTACCATACCATCAAATGCGGCATCTTATACATTAGTATTGTATGATGACGCAGGTCAGGCGGTTTGGGAAACAAAAACGGTTGAATTGTATGAGGATTGTAAATACACAACAACCCGTTTAGGTTGGAGCAATGAGTTTAATGCTTGGGATTATTTCAATTTTGAGTTGGCTCATACCGAAACAATAAACATAAGCAGAAAGAAATTAACCAAACCTTTTGGGAGTTGGGGTGCTGCATCTTTTGAATATCAAAATCACGAAAGAGGCGAATCAATTTATGACATATCAGGCGAGCAACAATTTACCGTTACCTCAAACTGGTTAAATGATGCAGATTTTATTTGGCTTAAAAGTATGTTGATGAGCAAAGATGTTCAAGTTCAAGACGGCAACAAATGGTTTGGCATTGTGATAACAGATTCATCATTTGAATTGAAACAAGACATAAAAGGGCAGTTAAATAATTTGACCTTAACTTATAAAATGGCTAACAAATTAAGATGATTCAATTAATCGCTGTTAAAAATAACGCACAATATTTTTTAGATATTGATAACAATGCTCAAATATCTATAAATTATCAAGCGTCTGACATTCGAGAATTTAGCGAAAGAACAAGCAATTTTACCCAAACTTTCGAGCTACCTTTTACACCTGTAAACGATCAATTCTTTGATTTTATTTATAATGTAAATCAGGCTATTGATGGCGCAGATAATATACCAGACCCTGCAATATTTAACCTATACGAAAAAACACAATGCACTTTAGTGGTGGATTCAATACCACAGATTGAAGGGTATTTATATGTTGATTCTATAAATAAAACAAGTCGTAACTATTCGGTAACAATAATAGGTGAGCTTTCAAATTTTGTTGAATCAATCAAAGACAAAAAACTTAATCAATTAGATGCAACTTGGTTAAATACATTTTCGCATGAATTAAGTTTAACTAATGTTATAAATAGTTGGGATGATTTAATAAGCTATTTAAGCGCGGGAGCTGACCGAAGTGTTATAAAATACCCAATGATTCAGTACGGTATTAATAACCGCTTATGGACAACGGGAGGCAATGGAACTAATGACATTCAAGTTGATGCGGGAGCAATAAAAATAAACGAGTTAAAACCTGCGTTCAATGTTAAAATAATGTTTAATCGAATATTTGCAGAAAGTGGTTTTGAATATACAAGCGACTTTATTACGAATAATGATTTTAACTTTTCTGATTTATATTTTAATTTAGCAGGTGACAAGCCTAACATGATAACAAGGCAAACTGCTTTAGGGTTTCAAGGTCAAAAAGGAGGCGATCAAAACCTAACAACTTCTTTTGCGGTTGTTGACTTTCCGATAGTTTCAACTCCAAATTATAACCCAACAGGCAACTTAAATGGGGCGGGTACTATTTGGACTTGTTCAGTTGGTGGGAAATATTCATTTCAATTTAATGGTGAGGCATCTTTTGGGGCGGGGGTAACTACCGAGTTTAAATCTAAAGTTATGCTCAATCAAGCAGGCGGTGGTTTTAATGATTATACAACTTTTAACTCTGTATTTCTTAATACTGGACAGACTAAAAATTTTTATCATTCTTTCACAATTACTTTAGCGGCAGGTGACCAAGTACAAATACAGGCTTTGGCATTAAGTGCAAACACTAAATTATTATCAACCACAACGTGGCAAATGGTTAGACAGCCTTACTTGTTTGAGGGTGGTGATTTATACATACAAGATAATTTGCCCGATATTAATCAGCTTGATTTTATTACAGCGGTTGTAAAGCATTTTAATATGATGATTGAGCCACAAGCGGACAACCCAAAAGTATTGCGATTAGAGCCTTACCCTGATTACATTGATGACGGTTTAGACGTTGATTGGACTGATAAACTCGACATCAGTAAAGAGCATTCAATAAAGCCTACAACAAATTTCAGAAGCAAGCAGTTAATCTGGAAATGGGCAGATGATAAAAACTATTTAGGCACTTACAGAAAAGATTATAATAAACGACCCTATGGAAGTTACAAGCTAATCGATGAGAGTGAGTTAGTTAGTGGTGAATGGAAGTATGAAAGTTTATTTGGTGATCCTGTAAATTTAACCGTAAGCCCAAATGTAGGAAGTGTACCAATTCAAATGTGTGTTATGGATTTATCGAGTAGAGATAAAACAGGGCTTGCAATTCCTTTAGTTGGTAAAACTAGAATGTTTTATTTTAAGAAAAAAACAATGACCAGCTCATATAAAATATATGATGGTGATGGATTAGCTTATACAAGTTTAAATGATTACGGTTATGCTGGTCATATGTCAGATGTTCCAAGTACATCAGAAGTATTTGATATTAATTTCAGTAATTCATATTCAAAAATATTTGATTCAAATCAATGGATCGGCGCACCAACTCAAAAAGATATATTTACAAGTTACTGGGATAGGTTTATAAATGAAATTTACGGCAGCGATGCAAGAGTATTTACAGGTCATTTTAATTTAACCCCTGTTGATATATTTAACCTTAGATTTAACCACAAAATATTCATAAAGGATTGTTGGTATCGTATAAATAAAATTAGCGGATATGCTCCAAACAATAACTCTACTTGCTCAGTTGAATTAGTGAAGTTATTTGAGGCAAGTGTTGGCGGTGTTAATTGTGATTTAATACCAAGTTCATTTAATATAGATGGAACGGTTGACTTTATTGATGGCGTTGGAAATGCACAAACATCTACAAGACAATGCTGCGAAGATTTAGGATATACGTTTCAAGAGGGATTTTCAGAGGGTGAAGAAGCCAAATGCTATTGGCGTTTGTTCGGTGATCCAAACGACCCGAACGAAGCACCAAACTCTGGAACATTAGAAGGTTAAAAATATGAAAGATTTAGTACATATACTTAAATTAATTCAAGACTTAGAAATTAAACCGATTTCTGATGAAATGAAAATAGCTTTAGGAAAGAACGAATTACCCCGCACTTTTAAGGGTGCTATTGATAAAGTTAAAATAGAGGCGAAATGGCTAAGAAAATAATTTATGCGGAGGTAGTAATCGACTCAGCACAAGCAGCTAAAAATACTGAGGAACTTTCTGAGCAGTTACAAATACAAAGGCAAGTTTTAATTGATTTAGAAAAACAACTTTACGAAGTTGAGGAGGCTCAAAAAGCGACTTCAAAAACAAATCTCTCAGCTCAAAAGAAATTAGCCGACCAAGCAAAAGTATTAAAAAGTGAAATTAAAAGCGAAAAGATAGGCTTAAAAGATTTAAATGCTCAAAAGAAATTAAACACAATAACGACAAGAAACTTATCAAAAGCACAAGCAGATTCTGGGCAGATACTTTTAGGAATTGATGAGTTTACAGGAGGCTATGCAAGTAGATTAAAAGATGTTTATCGGGGATTAATTCAATCAGCAAAAGGTGTTAAAACATTTGTTAAGGGATTAAGCGGCATGAAAAAAGCATTAGTAGCCACAGGCGTTGGTGCTTTAGTTGTTGGATTGGGTTTAGTTGTTGCTTATTGGGATGAAATTATTGATTTAATAGAGGGAACAAATAGAGAATTAAAAGACCAACAAGATTTATTAGATAAGCAAATAAGCTCACAAGAAACTAAACTCGGTTTTTTAAAACAACAACAAACTATTGATAAGTTAAACACAGGCGAAAATGTAAAAGCAACAAAAGAATATAAAAAGCAATTAATTCTTTTACAAGCCTTAAATATTGCACTACTTGAAAGTTTAGAAACTGAATTAAATTTAGAAATTGCACGAAATGAAGAATTAACTACATTTGAGAAAATTAAAATATTTGCAGGTGAAGTATTACATATAGGTTCTACAATTCAACAGGTAGCAGAATACACCAACGATGAAAGTGAAAAAACTCTCTCATTAGCAGAGAGAGTAGCTAAGCAAAAATCTACTAATTTAGATATAGAAATAGAATTAGCAAAGATAAATTCTGACGAAAGAGAAGCGGTAAAAGAACATGCGGCGCTACTAAAAGAACTTGATAAAACAGACGAAGAAGCAGATACAAATCTTTTTGATATAGAACTTGCTGACAATAGATTTGAGAATGATCAAAAATTACAAGTTAATCAAGATTTTTTAGATGCACTATTTGAGCAAGGACTTGCAGCTAATTTAAAAGAGGAAAAAGCAGCAGAGGATAGAAACAAAAGAATCGCAGCAATGGAGTTAGCGACTTCTAACGCAAAAGTTGAATCAGCTATTCAAGGTCTTAACGCTGTACAAAATATTACTAACGCCTTTACTAAAGACAATGAAAAAAGCCAAAAGAAAGGGTTTGAAATTAATAAAAAATTACAAATAGCGCAAACCATTATTGAAACATACAAAGGAGCTACGGCTATATTCTCAGCAGCAGCTTTAAATCCTACTACTGTATTATTCCCTGCCCAACCATTTATTGCGGCAGGTGCTGCAATTGCTTCAGGATTAGCTAATGTAGCGACAATTAGAAAACAGAAATTTTCAGGCGGCGGAGGAGGCGGAGGAGGCGGAAGAGGCGGAGGCGGAGGCGGTTCATTTAGTGGTAAACCTTCGGGCGGTTTATCAGACAACTTTTTCCCTACTCAAATCGGTGCAATTCCACAAAATACATCAAATGTAAACGTTCAAAATTTAAACAACACACCACCAAGAGCGTACATAGTTGCAAGTGACATATCAGACTCAACAAGAGCGCAAGAAATATTAAAACAAAAATCAACAATGTAATGAAAACACCTATAATTGAATTAACAATAGACGATGAAGACGTTGAAGAAAATGGAATTTTTGCAATTAGCATCGTAGATTTCCCAGCGATTGAAAAAAATTTTATCGCACTTTCTAAAGAGAAAAAACAGGTTAGTATGGCAGCGGTTGATGATGATCAACACCTTTTAATCGGTGCGGCATTGATACCTAATAAAATGATTCTTCGGCTAGATGAGGATGATGCACCATACTATATTCATTTTAGTAAAGACACCATCAAAAGAGCGGCTTACAGGTTCTTAAAAAACAATATGACACATAACCATACTTTGCAACATGATGAGCAAATCAAAGGCTTATACGTTGTTGAAAGTTGGATTGTTTCAGATCCTGCAAATGACAAATCAGCATCTTTAGGTTTAGAAGTTCCAAAAGGTACTTGGATGGTTGCAATAAAAGTTGACAATGAGGACATTTGGAATAAACAAATTAAAACAGGCGAGGTAAAAGGTTTTAGTATCGAGGCTTATTTTGATGAGAAATTAAGAGCCATAAACAAAGATGTTTTAATTAGCAAAGCAGTTCAAGCAGCAAAAGAGATTATTTAGTATATTTGATTAGTTAAATATTAAAATATGGCAGGAGGCAGACCAACAATATATACAGATGAATTAGCGGCTTTAATATGTGAGCATATTAGTAGTTCGACCAAAAGTCTTAGGACTATTTGCAAGGAAGTTGAAGGGGTTGAAGTTCAAACAATACTATCTTGGTTAAGAGATAAACCAGAGTTTTTGGCACAATACACGCGAAGCAAGCAAGAACAAGCCCAAGCATTAGCAGATGAGATAATAGCAATTAGCGATGATGCTAAAAATGATTATGTTGATGGCGAGTATGGAAGGGTAGGAAATTCAACAGCGGTACAACGTTCTAAATTAATGATTGATTCAAGAAAATGGATTGCATCAAAACTATTGCCTAAAAAATACGGTGATAAAATAGAGGTTGACAATAAAGGCAAAATAGATAATAACTTAACGGTTACAATCATCCGAAACAAAAAGGAAAAAGAGGATTGAACTCCGAAGCTAATATAGTATTTGAGCATTTAACAGACTCAGATAAAAGGTTTATTATTGAGCAAGGCGGCACAAGGTCGGGCAAAACATATAATATCTTAATGTGGCTAATCTCTTATTGTTTTAAAAATACTGGTAAGACTATAACCATTTGCCGAAAGACATTACCCAGTTTGAAGGGTTCAGCATATCGAGATTTTATTGAGATACTAACAACGCTTGAATATTACGAAGCAACCGACCACAATAAAACGGAATCATTTTATAGCCTTAACGGCAATCTAATTGAATTTATAGCAATTGACCAAGCGCAAAAGATTAGAGGGCGTAAACGTAACGTTTTATTTATCAATGAGGCAAACGAAATAACCTACGAAGATTTTTTCCAGTTAAACATGAGAACAACTGACCGAGTTATTATTGACTACAACCCGTCAGAGGAGTTTTGGGTTGAACAAATAAAGGTTAGAGATGATGCAGATTTTCATATTACAACATATTTAGATAATCCGTTTTTACCTGCCGTTTTAGTGCGTGAGATTGAACGAATTAAAGAAATTGATGCTGACTATTGGCGAGTCTATGGGTTAGGCTTACAAGGCTACATTCGAGGTCAAATATTTATGAACTGGAAGGAATCAAATAAATTTCCTGACTCTGTTAAATGGACTTGTTACGGTTTAGATTTTGGATTTACAAATGATCCTACCGCTTTGGTTAAGGTTGGCATTTCAGATGGTGAGCTACACGTTGAAGAGTTAATCTATGAGCATGGTTTAACGAATGACGATATTTGTGAAAGATTAAGGGGCTTCGGATTAAACAGAACAGATGTAATTGTTGCCGATTCAGCAGAACCAAAATCAATTGAAGAAATATACAGGCAAGGCTTTAATGTAAGAGGCGTTACAAAGGGCAAGGATTCAATATTAAACGGCATTGATATACTTAAACGACAACCATTAATTGTATGCGGTGAATCGCTTAATTTGAAGAAGGAATTTAAGAACTATAAATGGCAAAGCGATAAAAACGGCAATCATATTAATAAACCGATTGACTTTTACAATCACGCTTTAGATGCTTTGAGATACGTTGGCTTATTCAAATTAAAGATTGTTAACGCTGGAAAATATACGGTGCGTTAAATTTTAATTACATTTGCTGAAACTAAAACTATGAAAGACTACCAAAAAGAGTTTGAGGCGTTTATTGATTCGGATGAGTTTATAAATGATGAAGGTTGGAACGGAACTACCAACGGAAACAAAACAAGCTACTCATTCAAAGGCGGTGATGTTGTTATTGAGGTTGAAGAAAACCCGACAGAAAATTTGCTAAATGCTCTTAATTCTGCAATGGCAATACTACGATCTAAACGACTATCAAAGTTGCGGAGTACATTACAATCAGATTTTAGTATTGAGGCTTTAGAACGCAAGAAATCAATCGACAACGCTAAGTTAAAGATTGGAACATCAATAGGTTTACCAATAAGATAATTATATTTGTAGCATGAGCTACTTAAATAATTTATTACATCGCCATCAAATCGACAGGCTATTAAAATACCAAGCAGTTATTTGTTCTAATTTAGGCGTTGATTCAACACTAGACGAAAAGAAAACAGCAAACAAAAAAATAGCTTTGCTTGATAGGTTGATCAGAAAAGTAGATAGAAAATTCTTTTAATATGAACATACATTTAACGACCTCAATGAGAGGCGGCGTAAACTATCACCGAATGGTTACGCCTCATGTAAACCTATTAAAAAAATACCCAGAGTTTAAAGTAGCCTACTCCGTTGATGATCGTTCTTGGATTAAATTAGATTTGAGCAAGATTAATATCTTGGTGTTTACTCGTATGATTTCTTTGGAGGGTTTAAATTACAAAGGCGTTAACTATTCGCTTGAGGAAATTGTAAAGAAATACAAAAAGTTAGGTATTAAATTTGTTGTTGATATAGATGATTATTGGATTTTAGACCGAAATAATCCGATGTATAAAAGTTTTGATAAACATTATCAGAAGCAAGTAAGATTATCGTTAAGGCTTGCCGACTTAGTTATAACAACAAACAAAAGGTTAGCCGATAGGATTAGACCGATCAACAAAAACATTGAAATAATACCTAATTGCATCGACAAAACTCATAATCAATGGGATTACTCACCACTACCAAAGAATACAAAGTTTGGTTATTTAGGTGCAACATCTCACAAGGAGGATGTTAATCTTATGGGCGTTGATTGGTCAGATTATGATGCAACTGCATTTGTTGAGATGTACAAGCAAAACGGGTTTAAGATTAAGAAAGGAAAAGATGTTTATCAATATGGAAAACTTTACAACAATATAAGCGTTTCACTTGCTCCAATAGTTAAGAGCGTATTCAATAGTTGCAAATCAAATTTAAAGGTAATAGAGGCAGCCGCAAAAGGTCGAATGATTATATGCAGCGATGAACACCCGTACAAAGATTTTGAATCTGTTTTATATGCCACAGACTGGAAAAGTCAGGTTGATTTATTAAAAGACTTTACACCCGATGCGATGCGTATTGTAGCCAAAAGGTTAAGCGATGAGGTTAATGATAAATATAATTTAGATACTTGGACAGATTACAGGGCTAAAATCTACAAAAGTTTGTAATAAAAAAGCCCCAAATTAATGAGGCTGTTTTAAAATTATTAGGAGACTCGCACCCCCTTTGTTTTATACTGTGTGATTAAACCATCCGTGGTTGAAGTGTACTTTTACCACACACCACATATTTAATTTTCCAGAAGCAACATTGTTAGCCTCTTCTTCGGTTTCAAACTTTGCAGTTTTACCGCCTTTACCTTTCATTGTGTTTAACGTTTCTTCGTTAAGTACTACAAATAATTTAGTTGTTTTCATTTTGTTTGTTTTTAGTTTGTTTGTTGATACAATAGTAAAACAAATATTTAACATGACAATGAAAAAAAACACTTATTTTTAATAAACCTTTGAAACGTACACTACCAAAAGGATTGAGAGAATTGTAATTTATCTAATAAAGCGAAACAAAAGCGAAACTAAAGCGAAACGAAAGGCATAAGATAAGATAAGATAAAAGAAGATAAGATAAAAGAATATAACTAACTGATTTTTTTATTTTTCTAATTTGGGATTTTTACAGGTTATTTGTGTTATAGAATAAACAATCCATGACAAATCCCGTGAAATCATTTGGCGAAAACCTAATCAAGTTAGGTGAAAAGCTAGTTGGTGAGGCTAATACCGAGCTAACAAAAGAAGAAAAAGAAAATACACACAACGTAAAACTTGCTGAAGGAGTAACCGAAGAAGGCGTAAGAGTTTATTCAGAAGATGAAAGCTGGACAGTTGGATCAGAGGTGTTCGTTGAAGTAGATGGCGAAAGAGTGTTAGCTCCAATTGGCGAACACGTTTTAGCTGATGGCAGCGTTTTAGTTGTTGAGGTTGAAGGTATTTTATCCGAATACAGAGAAACCGAAGAAGTAAAAGAAGATGTCGAGGTTGAGGTTGAGGAAAAAGTAGAGCAAGAAAAAGAGGCGGTTAATCCAAAATCTGTAATAGACAGAACAGAAAGAGAAATCAAATTTGAAAATGAGGTTGAATCTTTAAAAGCTGAAATTTCAGAACTTAAAAGCAACACCGAAGCGTTAACGGAATCAGTTACAAACACATTAGCTGAGTTAACTAAAAATATAACAGAATTAGCAGCACCTGCCGATTCAATCACATTAAATGCAGAGGCAAAAGAAACGGTTAAGAAAGAGCCTGTAGATTTATCTGCAATGAACACACAAGAAAAAATAGTACATTTTAATAAACAATTTAATACATTTAAATAATGGCAAATTTATTGACTGGCAATTTTGCTGGAACAAAAGCACAGGGGTATTTGTACCCTGCGGTAATGACCGCGAACACATTAACCAACAATATTGTTGAAACACATGAGAACGTTAAGTACAAGTTAAACCTAAGAAATTTAGCAACAACAGGTTTTATCGCTGATGCAAATTGCGATTTCACAGCAAACGGAGCAGTTGCTTTGTCTGATGTAGTTTTAACACCGAAACAACTGGAAGTTAATATCCAACTTTGTAAGGATGATTTTAGAGATCAATGGGAAGCGTTAGAAATGAAAGGCAAATTATTAGGGCAAGACATACCTGCAAGTTTCCAAGAATTTTTTATTAGCAAAATCCAAGCATTAACTGCAAAAGATATCGAAACTACAATCTGGCAAGGTGCTGATGCAACCGAAGGACAATTTGACGGATTTGAAGCGTTATTACTTGCTGATGATGATGTTACTGATGTAACAGGAACTACTTTAGACGCTGGTAATATTATAGGCGAAATTGGAAAAGTTTACGATGCAATTACTGACGCTGTATTTAGCCAACCAGAAGATGCATTTATCGCAATCTCTATCAAGGCTTCTAAACTTTATCAAACTGCATTGGCAGGATTTGGAACGGGTGGACTTGGTGCAAATGGTTATTTAAATCAAGGTTCAGTTGGAGCAAAACCAATGGATTACAACGGAGTTAGATTAGTTGTTTGTAACGGTTTAAGTGCAAATAAAATGGTAGCTACCGTTAAAGGTAACTTGCATTTTGGCACAAACGTTTTAACTGACATGAACGAAGTAATTATCTTGGATATGACTATGCTTGATGCATCTCAGAACGTAAGATACGCTTCAGGATTTACCGCAGGTGTTCAAATTACTAACCCTACTGACATAGTATATTATTACAGCTAATGGCTTGTTTAGTATCAGAAGGTAGAGCATGGCAATGCAAGGAACAGACGGGGGGAATCTCGGCTATTTACTTTGCAAACTATGACGCATTAAGTGGGCAAGCTGCTCCAGCGTTAGGAATCATCCCCGAATTAACGGGAACGGTTCAATTATATAAGTATAGTTTACCAGAATACACAGCAAGTTTGACGGAAACAATAAACGCAAGTGTTGAAAACGGGACTTACTTTGTAGAGCAAGTTATTGAGATGACTTTGCACAAGTTAAGAGCAGACGAAAGAGCAGAGATCAAATTATTAGCTGCTGGCAGACCAAAAATAATAGTTGAGGATAACAACGGAAATTTGTTATTATTAGGCTATGAAAAAGGCTGTAATATGTCGGCTGGTTCAGCACAAAGCGGAACGGCAGCAGGTGATTTATCAGGTTATCAATTAACTTTTACAGCAAACGAAGACAACACCGCACCATTTGTGGCTGGTCTTGGTAGTGCAACAATTAATAACCCGTAAGAATTAATCTTAATATTTATTTTAAAAGCCTCTCATTTATTTGGGGGGCTTTTTTTTTAGGGATTTGTTGCCTTGAAATGTGTTATATTTATAATGATTGGAATCTTTCAAAATACTGATTTTTTATATGTTGATTTATTTCAGCATGATCAAAGTATTACATCCGTTGAAAACTACGATTTAAACTTTGTTAATTCAACCGATGGCACTATATACTCAATTGACGATTTAACGCCATTAGAAGCGTTTGAAAGGTACTTTAAATTCGATTTAAGTACATTAAGTTCAACGATGCCAGACGGATTATATAGTTTTAATATAACTTTGGCATCATCAACGCTAATTATCTTTGCAGAAATAGCATATTTTGATAGAACTGCATCAATTGATTTTAGTGAAAATAATATAACGACAACATACGCTATTAATGAAATCTAAAAAAACAGATAACACTTATGCATTATCCGCAGTTGGATATGCTGAAAGCGATACTCCCGAAATAAAGTTTAATCGTACAGATGATTGGGTTGAATGGGGAGAAAATAACGATTATTACACATACATTGATACGTTATACATAGGCAGCGCAATTAATCACTCTTTAATTACCTCTATAAATCAAAGAATCTACGGCAAAGGGTTAACCTCTTTGAACTTTGCACCTATTGATATGGTGAGATTTAATAAGATTTTAGCACCCGAAGAAGTTTTTAGGTTTGTTGGGGATTATAAAAGACAAGGAAATGCAGCTTTGCAGGTAATAACTAACGGAGCTGGCAAGATTTTAGAGGTTAAGCACCTACCAATTGAAACGGTTAGACCAAATAAAGCAAATGAACTTGGGGTTATAGAAAAATATTGGTTTTCAAATAATTGGAGTGATTTACGTTCAGAAGAAAACAAGCCTAAAGCATATCCCTCTTATGTGGTAGGTCAAAAAAAGAAAGGTACTTTTATTTACAGCCTAAAAAATTACGTTCCAAATAACCCTTATTTTGGCGTTCCTGATTACTTAGGTTCTACCAAGTGGATTGAAATGGACATTGAACTTGCAAACTATCATTTGAGCAATATTCAAAGCGGATTTAGCGCATCAACAATAGTTCAATTTAATAATGGCGTTCCTTCACAACGTGAAATGATGCAGATTGAAAAAGGTTTTCAAAACAAGTTAACAGGCACGAACGGAAATAAGATTGTTTTTATTTATAATGAAAACGGATCAACACCCGCAACGATAACACAAGCACCAATACCCGAAGCTGACAAGCAATATGAAAGCATTAGCGCACAAGTTCAACAGAATGTTTTAATCGGTCACAAGATTACAAGTCCGATGTTGGTAGGTATCAAATCAGATACAGGGCTTGGAAATAATGCAGACGAAATAAGAACGGCTAACGAGTTATTGCAAAACGTTACAATTACACCGTATCAAGAAACGATTGAAAAGTTTTTACAGCCTTTGGCAATTGATATGGGCTTACACGTTAGGCTATCTTTTAAAGAACTTGAGCCAGTAGCTGCACCAAATGTGCAATTAAAAAAAGTTAAGTTAAGCATAGACGAAAGCTATGTTTTGCCTGATGATATTCAGGCCTTAATGGTTTCTAATTTAGATGAAAATGGCGACGATGAAGCCGAACTAACCGAGCAAGGTTTTGAATTAATACAAGAAACAGAGGTAGAGGGAAATGACGGCTTAGAAGTTGACGCAAGTTTAAACCTCGTTAGCCCTTGGGGCGTTGCTCCAAATAAAGGCAGCAAATACGATGTTAAGGCAAAAGACGGAAGCGGCACTTGGTTAGTTAGGTATCAATATGATGTAGCTAAAAAGTACGCAAGCAAAGGCGAAATAATAGAAACATCAAGGCACTTTTGCAAAGAGCAAATTGACCGAGCAAATAACGGCAACCGAGTTTACAGGCGTGAGGTTTTAGAAAACTTATCAAATCCTGAGTTTGGAAGCTATGACATATTCACCTACAAAGGATCGTATAATTGCCGCCATGTTTGGAAAAGAAAACTATATTTTAAAACCGAAGGCGAGAAAGGTTACAACGCTGTGGGCAATGTTCCTTATGTTGTGGCAAGAGTTAACGACAAAAGAGCAACAACGCCAAATACACCCGTAGGATCATGAGTCAATCTAAAAGTTTATTTATATCACCCGACTATTTAAAAGAGTTAACAGCATTAAATGCTAATGTTGATGATGTTGTTATTAGGGCAAATATTTTAAATGTACAACGTATGTACATCGAGCCTGTTTTGGGAACTGATTTATATGATGCTATTGTTAGCAAGATAAGCGGGGCAGGATTAACGGGCGATTACCAAACATTGGTAAATAAGTGGTGCGCCTCTGCGGTTGCTTGGTACACTATGGTTGAGCTAATACCTACTATTGCGGTTGATATTGCAAGAGGTGGCGTGTATAGAGGCAATGCAGAGAATAGCAGCACCGCAAGCATTCAAGAAATTAATCTTTTAAGAGATGGTTATAGAAATAATGCCGAAAGGTTTACCGATAGATTAGGCGATTACCTTTGTAGTAATTCTAATCTATTTCCAGAATACAGCACAAACAGCAACGAAGATTTAAGACCACAAAACACAAGTGCATTCAATGGCATTTGGTTAGGTGGAAATGATGAAACAGAATATGAAAAAAGAACAGGTCAAAGATATTAAGCGGCTACGAAAGCCTCACAAATTAAACGAGCAAAAATTAAAAGAATATTTAAAAATTAAAGATAATGGCAAATAGAGCAATTAGCGGAATAGTAAGAAGCAATTTAGGTTCTTCAGTTTCAGTAACCCCAAACGATGGGGCAGATTTAACAGATGTAGGAGCAGCTATTTATGTCGGTGTTACAGGTGATTTAAAAGTAACAATGGCAGACGGTGTGGCGGTAGTATTTAAAAATATTCCCGTTGGATTTCATCCTATTTTAGTAAACAGAGTTTGGGCAACTGGAACAACTGCAACTGAAATTTTAGCCTGTTATTAATGCTTGTTAATCGGCTAAATAATACGCTACAATGTCAACCATTGGTAAGCGGTGGAGGTGCGCCTCCTTTCTCGCCTTCGGTTTTAAACCCTCTGTTGTGGTTAGATGCAGGAGTAGGAGCAAGCGCATCATCTTGGACGAACAGAGGCTCAGGCGCGACAGATGCAACACAAGGAACAGCAATAAATCAACCCACTTATAACTCAAGTGGCTTCGGAACTAACTCAAAACCTTACTTGGTTTTTGATGGCTCTAATGATTTTATGGATTTGGGTACGGAATACTCTAAATTAACAGAACACACTTTATTCACTGTTCATATTAGAGGAAATAACCTTGATGATAATCAAGCCATCATTGCTGATGGTTCGGCAACAGGTGCTGGTAGTCCTAGTATAGCTGGTACTTCAATTGTACATAGATATAGAAATAAGCAGATTGATACCGTTTATGGTAATAGTCCTGCAAGTAATTATAGGATAACAAGAACACAGCAAACATTTGAAAGTACAACTGATGTATACATCTCAATGGATTCCAAAGAAAATGCAGTTGCATTGAACACAATCAAGGTAAATGGAACAACCTATTCAGTTAGTGATGTTATAGGCACTGGAACAACAATAGCAGGAGCTCCAACTGAAACTTCAATAGGTAAATGGGGAGGTGAATCGTATGGATATTTTGACGGAAAAATAGCCGAAATATTAATATTTGATTCTGTATTAAGCACCGATGATATTGCAAGCATGGAAACATATTTAAACACTAAATACGCAGCATACTAATGAAAGCAGTAATATATAATACAGAAATATTAGCGGATGAACTACAAGATGTTTTATTCGAGATGTGCGAAGATTTATTTGTTGAAGGAACTACAAAATATTGCAACGTAATCAAGCACCCTACAAAGTCACTTTGGGCTGTGCCGATTGTCGAAAGTGGTGAGTACTGGAGTAGAATAGATAGCGACCTACCTTTTTCAATTAAAGATAAGATAGTGGAGCTGCCGAGTGAGTGGTTTCCAGAACCGATAATAGAGATAGAATGATGAATGAATTGATTATGCAACTCACAATAGGTGGAGGTGCAGCTGTGGCTTTAATACCGTATATAAAACATCAGGTAAAGCAGAACGCAAAGGAGATAGATGATATAAAGGTAAAGCTAACACTCAACGAGAGAAGCGATGGTACTCGTGATACTAAAATTGCGGTGATGGAATCACTTACAAGCAACATATTAAAGCGACTTGATAAGGTTGATAATTTACTTGAAAAGATACTTGAAAGGTTAAGCAAATAATATTACATTTGGCTCATGGAAATTAAATTAATAGGCGTTAGTAATTTAAGAAGTGAGTACGGTGATTATGATCACGATGTTATTTTGTCCAATGATTTAATAGAGTCTTCGGGTTTTGTTGATATTATTATTGATGATACCCCGATTACTTTAGACATTACTCAATTGTATGTAGCGACAAAAGCACTATATGAAACCTACTCAATGGAGCAAGATAATCAAATCTATCAACAGCAAATTAGGAATTAATGAACTTATCAAAAAACCTAACGTTAGCAGAGGTAACAAAGAGCAACACAGCAACCAGATTAGGCATTGAGAACATCCCTAACGGTGGCGAATTAAACAACCTTATAAACATAGCCGAGAAGATATTTCAGCCGCTTAGAGATTACTTTGATGTACCGATAGGTATTTCGTCAGGCTTTAGAAATCAAAACTTAAATAGGGCTATCGGTGGAAGTTTAACCAGTCAGCATGGAAAAGGTCAGGCACTTGATTTAGATGGTGACATATTCGGTAATTGCGACAACATAAAAATCTTTAGATTCATACAACACAATTTAGATTTTGATCAGTTGATTTGGGAATTTGGAACGGAGTTAAACCCGTCTTGGGTACACGTTAGCTATGTGAGCAAAGAAAAAAATAGAGGGCAGATTTTAAAAGCGTTTAAATTACGAGGTAAAACAGCTTACACAACATGGGGTTAATAGATGCTATTAAAAACATAGCCAAATCACCAGCGAAAGAGATGGTTACAGGCGTTATTAATGGTGCTGCCGATGTAGTCGATAGATTCGTTCAAACACCTGACGAGAGAGCAGCTTTTAAAGTTGAGCTTGAGAAAGAAATAAGCAAAAGATGGTCGGAAGATATGGCATCTGATTCTTTTTTAAGTAAAAATGTACGACCGTTAACACTAATTTTTTTAATCATTTCAACCGTTTTAATTATCTTCATTGATTCGGGTATCATTGACTTTCAGGTAAATGAAAGATGGATTTCGTTACTCGAAACCGTATTAATGATTGTGATCGGTGCATACTTCGGTGGGCGTTCTTTTGAAAAGATAAAGAAAAAGTAATATATTTGGCGAATGTCAGAGATTAGACCAAGATTAAATGGCAAAAGAAAAAAGGCATTTTATAACTTAACAAAGGCTCAAAGTCGAATATTAGTAATAGGAGATTTACATGAGCCTTTTTGTTTGGATGGCTATTTAGAATTTTGCAAAGAAACTTATGCTAATTATAATTGTAACAGAGTAGTTATTATTGGCGATGTTATCGACTCACATTATTCAAGTTATCACGAAACAGATGCCGATGCATTAGGCGGTGGTGATGAACTGGAGCAAGCGATAAAGAAATTATCCAAATGGTATAAGGCGTTCCCTGATGCTGACGTAACACTTGGCAATCATGACCGTATCATTATCCGTAAGGCTCAATCATCCAATATACCGAGCAAGTGGATCAAAGAATTTGGTGAGGTCTTAGAAACGCCTAAATGGCGGTTTGTTACCGATGTATATTATGATGGTGTTCGTTATGTTCATGGCGATAAAAGCGGAAAGCCTCGAATGGCTACAAGGCGCGATATGGTTAGCACCGTTTCAGGACATTATCATACTGATATGTATGTAGAATGGTCTTTCGGTAAAACAAGAGCAATCTTCGCTATGGCGGTAGGTTGTGGCATTGACTCAAAGAGTTACGCAATGGGTTACATGCAAGGGGGCAAAAAAGAAGCCATAGGAGTTGGTATAGTAATCGGAGGAAATACGGCTTTTAATGTAAAGATGGAATTATAACACTATATTTGCAATTCATTTTGGAGGGGAGTAGTTTACCCTTAGTTTTAGTTTGTTAAAAGAGCCTCGTTTATTCGGGGCTTTTTTTATTACATTTGCAGCTACTTCTTGTTTAATCAACAAAGCAAACTTGGAAGGTAACGGGAGAACGCTTAATCCATTTATAGAGCCTTGCAGAAATGCGGGGCTTTTTTGTGTTCATAAAAATAAATCAAAATAAATTAGGTGGTTTAACAATTGTTTATATCTTTGTTGAACAAACAAGCTAAAACAAATGAAAAACTTAAAACACATCCACAACAAATGCAGCGACATCTTAGAGATGATTGATAACGCTGAGATTATGGTTCAACACCATACAGATCAAATACAAAGATTGAAAACAGCAGGGTTAGACTACAAACATCAACTTCGCAGGTTAGTTGTAAATGCCGAAATTATCGAACGACTAAAATCATATTATTTAAACCAAATACAAAAACTAACAAAATGAGAAAATTAAGCAGCTATTTTTTAAAGAGCAGAATTGAAAGTAACAACTATTCATTTATTGAGCTTGAACATTCTGAAACTGAGGACTTAAATATAAGCGAGCAATGCGGCACGTTCATAGTTTATTACGAAGACATAGATACCGAGATTGTTGTTGACTGGTCACGCAAGACTTTGACGGGCGTAGGCGTATCGTTTCAAGGGCAAGATGAACAAGTTGTTTTAGATGATAACATTAACATTGATGAAATATACTTTCAAGAATCTGAAAGCATGGCAAGAGTTCACATGATGCCAGCTTTTGATCCTGAACTTTCAAATTTAATTTCAGATATTATCGACAAAAAGTATTGATTTATTAACAATTTTATTAATTTTACCAAAACTAAAACTATGAGCAATTTAATTACATCAACTCAGGTTGAGAATGCCTTAGCCAATAGAGTAAAATCTATCGGTGGAGATGAAAAGCAATTTAAGAAAGAAATTAGCTTTGCGATACAGCACGTTAAAAAGAATAATCAACTGCAAAAGGCTGATCATAATTCTATAATGGAATCCATATTGAACGTGATGCAAGTAGGGTTATCACTTAACCCAGTCAGCAAATTAGGTTATCTTGTGCCACGTTGGGATAGAATGACCAGAAGCAATGTTTGCGCCTTCGAGCCATCTTATCAGGGTTATGTTAAACTATTAACCGATTCAGGCAGCGTTGAAACCGTTTACTCTCAACTTGTTTATGAAAATGATACATTTGATGTAAGTTATGGAACAAGCACCGAAATAAATCACAAGCCTACATTTAAAAATAGAGGCGAAGTAATAGCCGTTTATGCCGTTGGAGTGTTACCATCAGGTTTAAAAGTCCCCGAAGTTATGACCATTGAAGAAGTCAACGACATAATGGAAATCTCAGAGTCATACAAGGCGTTTAAAGCCGACAAAATTAAATCTTGTATTTGGGTATCAAACTTTGGAGAAATGGCGCGTAAGACCGTTATAAGAAGAATATTTAAATACCTACCAAAGACCGAATCATTTAACAAAATGGCAATGGCTGTTAGTTTAGATGAGTCAGATTACACAGCAACAGATGAACAACTAAATTATATCGAAAGTTTGCTTGAAACTTCATCAATTGCTATGGAAAAACAATTCCAAATAGAAAGCGAGTTTAATAGCTATTCATCTGAAGCTGCTCAAAAATGTATTTACTACTTGAAACAAAATCAAGTTGACCCGATAGATAGCGGTGGCAATTATTCACAAACAGATATTAAAAACAAACTAAAACAATTGTCATGAACAAGTATAAAAAATTAATGGAATTACGCCATAAGGTAATATGCGAAGTTAACGCAGTTGCCGATAAACTATTTGAGCTGAGAGATTTTAAACAACATTTAAAATTAGGCGAAAAAGAAAGAGTACTTGAAACCAAAAGGTTAAGGATGCAGGCTTTATATCCTGTGTGTGATAAACACGAAATTAACGAACAACAAATCTCAGAGATAATCTGGGGGTATAAAAACTAAAAAAAATGGAGTTAGACGATAAAAATATAAATACCGCTTTAGGTGAATTAAAAATACAAAGGCTAAAATTAGATATAGCTATAAATTCTTTGCAAGAGATACGGGGCGAAATAAAACCGAAGAAACTTGATTTAAAAGTTGAGGTTGGTGAGATTGCTAACTTTTGCATTGGTCATTTTGGAGTAGATTTGCGAGAGAAAATTAGAAGTCAGGATCATATTTGGTCAAGATGTTTTTACTTTAAATTAGCAAAAACTTACACACGATCAAGCCTTGAGAAAATAGGTAATGAGGTAAATCTTAATCATGCAACCGTCATAAACGGATTGAAGCGGCATGAAGATATGGAGGATTATAAAGATGCTGATTACTTGAGATTTATTGACAAAGCTGAAGAATGCTTTACAACACATTTATTAACACTAAACAATTAAATAAATAAATATGAGTGAATTTAAAGAGACAGGCAAAATACTTGCCATTAGAGAAGTTGAGCAAATTAGTGACTCCTTCAAAAAACGTAACATCTGGATTGAAACGCAAGATCAGTATCCGCAGACATTGGAATTTCAATTCGTTCAGGACAAAGTGAGCGTTTTAGATAGCTACAAAAAAGATGATATTGTAGAGATTAGCTTTAATCTTAGAGGCAGAGGCTACAAAAACAAAGAAGGCAAGGCAATGGTGTTTAACACGCTTCAAGGCTGGCGAATAGGTAAAGCGGAAGCACAGGAAGAACAAGCAAGCAGCGAGCCTGTTAAAGCCACCTCTGATGATGATGGTTTACCTTTCTGAAAAAATAAGTTTAAAGATTTAGATTTGGTTTTTATAGCTAAATCAAAAATTTAATTATATTTGTAAAATGAATGTCACAGATTCAAAATTATTTTTTTCTACCAAAGCCTTTAAGAGTGCCGCTGTGACCGGTATTTTTAGAGGCTTTTTTTATTTTAAAATATTATGAATATATTAAAACAAGCAAATAGTATAGTTAACGATCGTTCTGAAGAAAAGGAAAGGGAGTATGGCCCTTTTAGCAATAGTATGTCAAAAGCATCTTTAATTGCTTCAGAGCTTACGGGTTTAAATATTAGCACCGAACAATTTTATTTGTGCATGGTGGCTTTAAAAATGAGCCGAATGGCTTACAATTTAAAAGAAGATACATTAATGGACTGCGCTGCTTATATTGGGGCATTAAATAATTTTAAAAATGGAAAATAAACTAGAACTACAATATAAAAAAATATTACAAGATTGTTTAAAATATGGAGTTTTAACAAGTAATAGAACAAACGTTGATACTTTAAAAACTTTTTCAAAAAAAATAGAGCTTAATTTAACTGAGGGGTTTCCTATTGTTACGGGTAAAAAAATATTTTTTAAAAAAGCCCTAGCTGAATTTAATTGGATATTTGAAGGAAAGACTGACATTAAATTTTTAAACGATAATAAAATTTTTTGGTGGGACAAGTTTGCTGAAAAAGGTATTGTACCTAAAAGCTATGGCCACCAGCTAAGAAATTTTGGAGGGAGTTTTGATCAAATAGAATATGTAAAAAATGAGTTGCTTACTAATTCAAGGCGCGGAGTTATTTCTTTTTGGAACCCTTTAGATTTAAAAGATCAAAAACTACCGTGTTGCTATACAACTGCTGCTTTTGTAAAAGAAAACGACAAATTAAACATGTCATTAATGTTTAGAAGCTCAGATTTATTTTTAGGATTGCCTTACGATATTATTTTTGCAGCACTTTTGCTAAATAAAATGGCAGATTTAACTAATCTTATACCTTTTAAGCTGTCTTTAGAACTTTGTGATGCACATCTTTATACTAGTCACATTAAGGGCGTTAAACAATATTTAAAACAACAAACATTTAAACTTCCTAATATTATTTATAAAAAAAATGGAATTTGTATATTAGAAAATTATAATCATCAAAACTATATTAAAGCAGAAATGCACTAAAACAAAAATTATGAAACAAATTTTAAAAAATGAATTTGACCCTATTAGAAATTGGGCAGATAAAAGAGGAATTTATAAAAGTGGAGATAGTAAAACTCAATTTTTAAAACTGCAAGAAGAAGCCGGCGAATTAGCACAAGCTATTTTGCACAATGATCAACCTGAAATAATAGACGCTTTAGGTGACTTAGTAGTTGTATTAGTTAATCTTTCAGAATTATGCGGCTATAAGCTAGAATACTGCGTTAATTCAGCTTATAACGTTATTAAAGATCGTGAGGGAAAAATGATTAATAATACTTTTGTAAAATCTTTAAATTAATGAAAAAGCACCAATATAATATTCTTGGGGGTGTTGATGAAATAAAAGCACACCCTCAGTTTAAAGAAAAAACTATTAATAAAAGCTATTATGGTTCAGAACTAAATAAATTTGCTGCAGAAAAATGCAGGAAAGATATTGTGGTAAATAATATTGATTTGATTATTCATAATTATAAAAATAAAACAATTAAAATAGTTGAATCAAAACACAAAAATGAAAAGCTTTCTACTGGTCAAAAAATATTACTCCAAAAGTTATCTAAAATGGGAATAAAAACATATGTTGTGTATGGAGATTACCCTTATAAAGACAATAAATTTTCTGTTTATTCATTTCAAACTAATAGTTTTAAATACGGAACGGCAAAAGACCTTGCAAGGTTTTTAGAAAAATAAATATTAATATTGTAAACTAAAACAAAATAAAAATGGCAAAAGAACTACCATACTTTCAATTTGAACCTGCTGAATACTTAACTAAAGACATCAGCTTTTTAAGCCTTTCAACACAAGGTTTATTTATTAATCTTTGTGCATATTATTGGCAGCGACAATGCCAATTAACTAAGGCTCAAATCTTACGACGATTGAGCTATCCTGATGAATTAAACGAGTTAATTAACGAGGGTATAATTGAACTTAATTATTCTGATGATGAGTTTGAAGACGAAGAAATTAGCATAAAATTCTTAGATTTTCAATATGACAAAGCAACCTCTCAAAGTTACGTTAATGCTAAGAATGGGGCAAAAGGTGGAAGACCACCAAAAGCGAAATTAAAGCCAAATGAAAGCGAATTGAAAGCCATAAGAGAAGAAGAGATAAGAGAAGAGGAAAAAAAAGAAAAAGAAAAAATAGAACAAGAAAAGAAAAAAGAACAAAAAATAGAAAGAGAAAAAAGGTTTAAAAGTTTTTGGAATTTATACAATAAAAAATTAGGTATAAAAACAGCAAGCGCCAAATTTTATTTACTTGATGAAGCTGAAATTGATTTGATCTTTAAAACTTTACCCAAATACATTGCATCAACTCCCGATTTAAAATTTAGGAAGAATCCATCAAGCTACTTAAACCAAAAGACTTGGAACGATGAAATTGATTTAAAAGCATTTAATGACATAACTCCCGAAAGTTTTTATTAAACTTGCAAACTAAACTAAAACTAAAATGAGCAAACAAGTAGTAAATTCTCCGTTGTCGCTATTAGGCGAATTAAAACAAAGACGAAATACATACGAGAAAAGAGGACTTTCAACGGGCTGGAAAAAAGCCGATGAATTTATGAGCCTTAAAAAAGGCTATCCAATAATGATTGGAGGCTATGCAGGTAGTGGCAAATCAGAAGTTGCTTTTGATATTGCCATAAACTCATCTGTTGACCACGATTGGTTATGGCTGATAGTATCTCCTGAAACTGGTGATCAGTTCGAGATAATGGAGTATTTAATCGAAAAGGTTGCACAAGGTAAGCACATAGGTAAGAAATATCAAGGTGCTTTGTCAGATAGTGAATATGAATCAATTGTAAAATGGTTACACAAGCACATCAGAATTTTAGACCGCCAAAGCGGTTGGGATGATGTATTCACAGGTTTAGATTTTAGCTTAAAGAATCTATTTGAGGTTGTTGAGAATGTTGAGAAACAATTAAAAGGGAAATTTGACGGAATCATTATAGACCCGTTTAACGAGCTTGATTTGAATTTAGGCGGCAATATAGCGGGAACGGTTAAAGATGAGTTAGATGCGCTAATAAGATACACTAAGAAGAATAACTACCTAACTATTCTAACCAACCACGCAAATAACCGCCACGAAATCCAAAGCAAAGACGAAAACGGCAAATCATTCTTTTGGAAGCCACCAGCAACAAAAGAAGAATGGGCGTTTGGTCAACAATTTGCCAGAAAAGGTTATCAAATGTTATTTGTTTACGAGCCACCTATGCAATTTCAACATCTACAAAGAAACGAGGGCAATGTTGACTTTATGGAGTCGATTAACAATAATTATAATGTTAGGGAAATACTATGTCAAAAGACTAAGCCTAAAGGCGTTGGGAAAACTGGTAAATTTTGTTTACATTTCGACAGACAACATCAACGATATTATGAGATTGATTCATTAGGAATGAAAAAGCAAATTAAATACCCAAAATTATGAACGATATAATAGAATTAGACGCAAAGCATTTACAGGTTAAGGCAATTGTTAGCGTGTTTATTGATGAATTAAGTTCAGCGATGCCATCATCTAAATGG